TATCTAAACAGAGCTCCAATTGATACCTCAAATTTTAGGTATACACCTGATGAAGATGAGGACGAAGAAGAAGATGACGAGAAAAAACCAAAATTGGATATTCCATCTTTTGACGTTGAAGATTTGACTGACGAAGAAATTTTGGAATTAGAGAAACATAAAAGAAACATCATAAATGCGATAGTTCAGGGAGCGGCAAAAAAAGGACATTACCTTTTCCAAAAACCCGAAGTCAAAGCAAGACTTGATGCAATTGACCCTTCTCTATACAGAGACTATTTGGGTATCATGGCAATCAACGATTTCCTTTATTTCACCATGGAACAAATGATTGAAATGATGAGTCAGACAGGTCAAGGCGTTGCAGGAAAAGTTGAGTTAGATGATAATGATGAAGAGGAAGGTGAAGATGAGGGAGGTGAAGAAAAACCCGACACAGTAATCAGAGCTTATGGTGCAATGTTTCCAATCTTATGCCACGAAATAATCAAAGGTGTTGAAGAGGCTAAAGGTAGATATGGTTTACCTCAAGACCAGGGAATGAGACAAAAGGTTCAAGGACAAGTTGACCTTTTATCTAACGAACCAATGCAATTAAGAATAGGCCCAGAGATTGTCGAAAAGATAAGATTTGCATTACCTGACGAGATGTTCGAAGACGAAAACAAGGGTCTGATAAATTGGTTTCACATTCAGTTATATCAAATACCTGCAGAAGAATTTTTGGAGATTATTGGAAATGCAATTTCCGAAGACCAATCTAAAGTCAAAAAAGCGACTCAAAGATTCGATGAAATCATGAAGGAAGCTCAAGAACTCAAAAGAGAGTATGATGACTACAAGGAAGAAAGTGGTTCAGACTCTGATGATGAGGACGATGATGACGATATCGATGATTTCTTAGGTAGTTTAGGTATATCGAGACCTAAATGATTTCAATAGGTGACTAAAGAACAATTAATTATAGAAGTTACAAAGTGCATGAGGAGTACTCCTTATGCACTTAAAACTTATCTACAAACGTACGATAACACAGTACAAAAGTACGTTCCATTAGATTTATTTCCTGACCAAGTTTCATTGATAGAAGACTACGATAACTACAATGAAAATATTGCATTAAAGTATAGACAAGCTGGTGTATCTACAGTAACCGCTGCTTGGGCATCTAAAAAATTAGTTTTTGCCAAGAAAAACAAACCAGAAAAAATTCTGATTATTGCCAACAAATTGGATACTTCAGTTGAAATGGCCAATAAAGTTAGAAATTTCACTGAACAATGGCCTTCATGGGTTGGTGTTGGGTTCTCACAAGAAAAAAATTCACAAAGACATTTTAAACTTACAAATGATTGTGAGGTGAAAGCCGTTGCAACATCTAAGGATGCTCTTCGTGGATATACCCCAACCATACTTATTTTTGACGAAGCAGCCTTCATTGAAGCGGACAATGATTTCTGGTCTGCTTGTATGGCCTCACTTTCTACAGGTGGTAAAGTGATTGTTATTTCGACACCAAACGGTTATGATGCAATTTACTACGACATCTACGACCAAGCCTTAAGAAACATGAATGAGTTTAAAATCTCTGAAATGTTTTGGTATCGTGACCCACGTTATACTCGTGATTTGTACATGGTTAAAACAAATGACTTGGTTCATTTTCTTTTAAATAGAGAAGATTATCCAAGTGATACTGTTGTGGATTTGTCCGTTGATAATCCATATGAAAGAGACCATACAACCACAACTGAATATATCGAGAAAGGATACAAACCCTGTTCTGCTTGGTTTGAGGGTATGGTTAAAAAACTCAAATTTGATAGAAGGAAGGTTGCTCAGGAATTGGAATGTAACTTCTTAGGTTCGGGTGATAACGTATTTGAATCTGAGTTAATGCAAACAATTGCAAAAAATCAACTTAGAGAACCATCCGCAAAATTAATGGGGGGTTCACTTTGGATTTTTAAAGAGCCTGAAAATGGTCGCAAGTATGTGATGGGCGTGGACGTTTCAAGAGGGGACTCCGAAGACTTTTCATGTATTGAAATTATTGATTTTGATGAAAGAGAACAAGTTTTAGAATACGTTGGAAAAGTCCCTCCTGATGTAATTGCGGAGATTGCATTCAAATGGGGGTCAATGTATAACGCCTTCTGTGTTATTGATATTACAGGTGGTATGGGAGTATCTACTGCAAGAAAAATGCAAGAGATGTCTTATCCCGCAGGTTTATATGTTGATAATGTTGACCCGACAAAAAAATGGAAGTGGGACCCAAAGATAAATGAGAAAATCCCTGGATTAAATTTTAATTCAAAAAGGGTACAAATTATATCTGCTTTTGAAGAAGCGGTTAGACACGGTTTCAAAACGTATTCCCATAGATTATATAATGAGATGAATACATTCGTATATATTAATGGTAGACCTGACCACCAAAAAGGGCACCATGACGATTGTATTATGGCTATGTCTATGGCTATCTATATTGCGGAAAAATCATTCCAATCTTTACAGAAAGTTGTTAACCACACCAAAGCAATGTTAAATTCTTGGTCTACAGCGGTTAATGAAAATAAAAATGCCTCAGAATTTTTTAATCCCATGATTCCACAGATGGGAAGACAAAATCCAAATTCACAAGGTCCTAGCAAAAAGGATTACCAAACATATGGATGGTTATTTGGTGCCAAATAACTATTTATATTATCAAGGTAAGAAGTAAAATTGTAATATGGCGCAACAGAATTTAACAGTTTGGCAGAGGTTATCACAGACATTTGGTCCGAATTCATTACTCAATCAAGATTATCCAACATTTAAGTTTGATAAGAAGGAACTATTACGTACTAAAAGTAGAGAAGAGTATGAGATGGAGAAGTTGCAAGCGCAACAGACTTACTATCTTACGAATCAATGGGCAAAGGTTGAAAACAATCTATACTCTCAAGCGATTTATTATGAGCCAACACGTCTATCTGCCCAATACGATTATGAATCGATGGAATATACACCTGAGATTTCAGCGGCTTTAGACATATATGCCGAGGAATCCACAACTACAAACGAAGATGGATTTATCCTACAAATTTATTCTGAATCCAAAAGGATAAAAGGGGTTCTTGCTGATTTATTCAACAATAACCTTGATATCAATACCAACTTACCAATGTGGACAAGAAACGCATGTAAGTATGGTGATAACTTTGTTTACCTAAAATTGGACCCTGAAAGAGGTGTTGTTGGTTGCCAACAGTTACCTACAATTGAAATTGAAAGACATGAGGTTGGTGTAAGTGCTAAGATATCTGTTGATATAACTCAAGAACTGGATAAAGACAAAAAGGCATTACACTTCACTTGGAAGAATAAAAACATGGAATTCCAATCATGGGAAATCGCTCACTTTAGATTATTGGGTGATGATAGAAAACTTCCTTATGGAACATCTATGTTAGAAAAAGCCAGAAGAATTTGGAAACAACTATTGTTATCTGAAGACGCGATGATGATTTATCGTACATCAAGAGCACCTGAAAGAAGAATGTTCAAAGTATTTGTTGGAAATATGAATGACGATGATGTTGAAGCATATGTACAACGTGTTGCCAACAAATTCAAAAGAGAACAAGTAGTAGATAGTAAAACAGGTAATGTGGATATGAGATTCAATCAAATGGCGGTTGACCAAGATTACTTCATTCCTGTACGTGACCCAGCAGCACCAGACCCAATTACAACATTACCTGGTGCAACTAACCTATCAGAAATTGCCGATATTGAATATATTCAAAAGAAATTATTAACTGCTCTTCGCGTACCTAAGGCATTCTTAGGGTTTGAGGAAGTTGTTGGTGATGGTAAGAATCTTTCATTACAAGACATCCGTTTTGCAAGAACCATCAATAGAATACAGAAAAGTATGTTGGCAGAACTTAATAAAATTGCTATTGTACATCTTTTCTTATTAGGGTTTGAGGACGAACTTGCCAATTTTACATTAGGATTAACTAACCCATCTACTCAAGCGGATTTATTAAAGATTGACGTTTGGAAGGAAAAAGTTCTATTATACAAAGATTTAGTTGCGGACCCAGGAAATGGTATTCAGGCAACTTCATCCACTTGGGCTAAAAAACATATTTTTGGTTGGTCTGACGAAGAAGTTCGTTTGGATTTACAACAACAAAGAATTGAAAGAGCCGTTGGTGAAGAATTGAAAGCGACACCAACTGTTATCAGTAAGACAGGTTTATTTGATAATATCGACAAACTTTACGGTAGTACCTCAGGTGCAACCCCAGCAGCAGGAGCAGCAACAACTCCTGATGGTGGTGAAGAGTTGGGTGGTGCACCATTACCACCACCTCCACCTGGAGGAGAAGCATTACCACCACCTCCACCTGGAGGTGAAGAAGCACCTGCGGGGGTAACACCAGAATCTACAAAAAAAGACATGAATATTTTGTTAGAAAATAACATGTTTGAAAGGTCAAAAATGATTGATTTAGGTACCGCACAACAATCTTTGGGAGAAATTGAAAAAGAACTTGAAAAGTTGTTAAACTCATAATATTTATAGGATAAATAAATAAAAATGACTTTCGGCCAAATCAAATCCCTCATCGAAAAAAACCTGCTTGAATCTTATAACAACGAAGCTGCGTTTAAGAAAAGTTTACGCGAGTTCAAACACAATGTTTTGAACAATAAATCAATTTCAAAAGTTTATAGCCTTTACGACCAATTGAGTACACCTCAAGGACTCAGTGAATCAGATGCCAAAGAATTTATTGAAGAAGGAGTTAACCTACTTCAAAGAATTCTACCTACAATCAAATTGCCGAAGTCATTAGAAGAACAAGTTGAAAATAATTACAAACACATAGATACTTTGGTTTATACCAAAAATGTTAGTATTAAAGAAAGAGTTGTTGCTAAGAAAAATATTGAGGCAATTTTAAAAACGAATAAAGGAGCAATCAAGGAATCAATCAATATTCCTGTGTCTTCTATGGTAAAAATTGCCAATCAAACACTCAGAAATTATATTGAAACTATGGATGAAAATTCTAAAAAAGAATTTTTCCAAATAGTTTCTGAAGATAATAAAAACTTGGAAAATAGATTCGAGGAATTGAAGACAAGTGCTATCACCAAATTACAATCTATTTTGGAGAACGAGAGTGAAAATGATGTAAAAACAAAAATTAACGAAACTATCGACAAACTAAAAGATGAAAAATTCGACCAATTGAATTTTCTTAAGTTAAAAAACTTAGAAAGTTCTCTTTAAGAATTTTTAACTTTGTTTGTATAGATAGCTTTCAACAGACCCTTTCTTTTTGTTACGGAGGGTTTTACGTATTCTTTCCTATTAAGTAATTCTTGATTTTGTTTTGTCTTGATAACTTTGGATTTCAAAGTCTTTAAGGCTTTTTCAAGATTATCACTACTTTTGATGTTGATTATTAGCATATATAACAAATATCTCTAATTTACGAGAAAATTTTGACTATGAGGTTTATATGTAGTATTTTTTTAAAAAATAAACTACACAACATGAAAATTAATGAAGAAGGGTAAAAGTGTAAAGTTAAAGCTATTCACTCCAATCAAATCTAGTTACGGAACCGTAGATTCCAAAAATTTAAAATCACTATACATAAACATACAATCTTGGGTTACTCCCAAATACGAAACAGACAATTGGAACAGAGTTGTCGGTATATTAACTAGAGAAATTAAACATTCAGTATTTGGGTCTATAAACACAGAATTTTTTAGAGAACAAAGTATTGTGGATTTAGACTTAAGAACGAGTGGTATTTCCACAGGAAAAAAATCATTTTTCAATTTGGAAGTAAATCTATATGTAAAATCACAATTAGATTTTAAATCCAAAGAAGTCAAAGAATCTGTTAAAAACGTCGTTAAATCAATTTTTAGAGATAACATTTCAAACAACAAATACTTCGATTTTTCGCTCACTAAAAAGACTGAAGTCAATAAACTTGACTAACCAATATATTTATCTAAAAAAGCTTAATGAAAAATTTAAGAATATTAGAAGCAAACGAACTCGGTCATGGAATTTTAATTGAAATGGATGCGGGTTTTATTTCCCCAAAAGACGAAAAAAATATAAAAGTTTTACAGGAAGCTGCAAATTTGGACCATAGAAATCCATTTGAATTCTATGCTGTATTGCAGAAATATGATACCCCAAATAGAAATGGTAGATTTTATCCTGAAAGAATTCTTAAAAGGGAGGCAGAAAATTATAGAAAACTTATATCTAAAGGATTATCTACTTCAGAACTTAATCACCCTGAATCGTCTTTGATTGACTTGGATAGAGTATCACATTTGATTACAGACATTTGGTGGGATAAGAATATCCTTATGGGTAAACTTAAGTTATTAACGACACCTGGATTCCATGAGAGAGGTATTGTTTCTTCTAAAGGAGACATCGCAGCTAACTTGATGAGACAAGGAGTAACAATGGGAGTATCTTCGAGAGGGGTTGGTTCGTTAAAGAAAGTTGGGGAAAGGAATGAAGTACAAGACGACTTTGAATTGATTTGTTTTGACTTAGTTTCATCACCATCAACACCAGGAGCATATCTTTTTTCAAATCCAGATGATAGAGCAAAGTATGAAGAAAATTTGGAGGAAGAAAAAAAGAACCGTGAAAAGTTAGATGAACCGATGGGTAAGTCTATTGACTTGATGAAAAAACTTTCTCATTATTTAGGAAAATAAAATTATGGACGAGAAATACTTTGTAGCAAAAATTCAGTACGAATTACCTGATGATAACACAGGAAAAATAAAAAAAATTAGAGAAGAAAAACTAGTTAAAGGTTTTTCGGTAACAGATGTTGAAGCTAAGGTTACAAAAAGATATGAATCTTTTTCAAACGATTGGAGAATAACATCAGTTTCGGAGAGTAAAATCGACGAAGTAATAGAAAAGTAATAGAAAAGTAAAAGTGGTCTCTTGACCACTTTTTTTGTTTAGTAACATATTTATAAAGAAAAAAATATGTTATTTTCCTTATCATACAAAAACGCCTCGAATGAACAATTTGTAATTAATTTGTCGGGCTCAAATATGTCTTCAGCAGTATTATATTGTGATTCAAACAATTTTACCCCACTGCAGATTTCTTACCTAATAAATCAAAATTTGTTGTTAAATAACCCATCAACAACAGAATGTTATAGTGTTGGTTTAAAAGATATTACAACAGGTAACAGTTCGTCATATTTGATTTATGATACATATTCAAATGTTAATTCTTGGATACAATCTCAATCAAATAAAGAAGTTTCAGTTATTTCACTTCAGAATAGAGCTTTTGTACAAGCCTAAAATAAACTTTTTCTCTATTAGATACTATTTATAGAGTAAAATAATAATTTTTTCATGCAAGAAACTAAAAACGTAGTTGAAGAGGCGCTCATTCAAATGAAGAATGTTGAAGAGGCTATCGCCGAAAATGCAAAAGGAATACTTGCTTCTACAATGAAGGAAGAAATCAATCAATTAGTAAAAGAATCTCTTTCAGAACAGGATGATGAAACCGAGGTTGATTTAGACGTAGACATGGACATGGAATTAGACATGGATATGGATTCCGATGAAACTCCAATAGATTTAACTGACGCTTCCGACGAGGAAATTCTTAAAGTGTTCAAAGCAATGGGAGAAGAAGATGGTATCATCGTAAAAAAAGACGGTGAAGATATTCATCTTTCTGATACTAACGCAGACACAGAATACCTTGTAAAGCTTGGTGAGTCTGAAGAAGACAAAAATTTAGAAGAAATGGAAATGGATGAAATGGAAGACGTTGATACACAGAGTGTAATTGACGCAATTTTTTCAAATGATGGTAACATCGAAGACGACCAAGAAATGGAAGACGACGAAGAAGTTATGTACGAAATCGAATTTGACGAAGAAGAAGACGACGAAGACGACGAAGACATGATGGAATCAGACGACGAAGACATGATGGAATCAGATGATGATGAAATGATGGAGTCAGACGACGACATGGAATCAGACGACGAAGACATGATGGAAGAAGACGACGACATGGAATCAGATGACGAGGACATGATGGAAGAAGACGATGATATGTTGGATGAAACATACAACCACAAAAAGGCTAAAAAATCCGAAACAAAAGAGGGTAAAAAGTCAGTAAAACCTAAAGGTGTTGGAATGGGCAATGGTCCTAAGTTTTCTTACAAGAAAACAACTGGTGGATTTAATGAGGACAAAAAAGAAGGTCCTAAATCTGTCGGTACGGGTAAAGCTAAATTCGAATACAAGAAGGGTGAAAATATGGGTGGAAAATCTAAAGTTGTAAAAAAGGCAGAAACTAAAGAAGCTGCAAGAACTTTAGGTAGTGGTTCAAATTTTAGAAAGGGTGGTTTACCAAAACCAAGAGCTCATTCTAAATTTAACACTGCAATTCAAAAGGAGTCAGTTGACGCAGAAGTAAAAATGTTAAGAGAGAAAAACGAAGAGTATAGAAAAGCACTTAACGTATTCAGAGAAAAACTGAACGAAGTTGCTATCTTCAATTCAAACTTGGCATACGCTACAAGATTGTTCACAGAACATTCAACTACAAAGAAAGAGAAGATTAATATCTTAAGAAGATTTGACGACGTTGAGTCTTTGAAAGAGTCAAAATCTCTTTACAAGTCAATGAAAGATGAGTTATCAAAAACTGAAACAAAATCTATCAATGAATCAGTTGAAAAGAAAATTAACAATACTGTATCATCAGGTTCGGCAGTTAATTTGATTGAATCAAAAACTTACGAAAATCCTCAATTCTTAAGAATGAAAGACTTAATGTCTAAGTTGGGGTAAAATAAATTAAAATAAATAAAAACTAAAAAATACTCAAAATGGGAGC